AAGACTAACACTATCTACGAGTCCAGTAACAAAGAGAGAGGCTATACAGCAAATTACCGACTATGCAAGAAGCGCGGTAAATGCAAAAGATAGGTCTATATTAAATATGATGGTTAGAATGGCGACAAGTCCAGAAGTAGAAAACAAATTTTCTGTGTCAGGATCGGGTTTTGGGCTAATAGAGTGATAAAGAAACTTATCCTATCCATAATATTTCTTATGGGTACAGCCCATGCTGGACCACCTGAAGGAATGGTAAAACAGATGATTCCATTCCCAGCGATGTGCTTACCAGCGACAGTAGAGGAACATCATTTCGCTGTTCTCATGGGTGCTCTTATCCAAGATTATGGCGTTCATATATCAATGACGTTCAGCGCGTCACCTTTCCAAAACCAGCGAGTTGCAATCATTGAGAACCCAGATACTGGTTTGGCTGGTGTGTTGATTATTACAGATGAGCAAACGTGCATTGCACTTTCAGGTGAAGGTCGGCAGGAATTCATCAGGCCTCCCGACCATCCAATGGGTACGGCGAATGAGGCTCCGAAGACATAATGAACGTAGACTCAAGAATAATTACCTTAGCTTTATTTCTTATCGCTCAGAGTGTAGGTGCTATCTGGTGGGCTAGTGGATTATCCTCTGAGGTTGAGAGGTTATCTGGTCTTGTGGATAAGTCTGACCAGTTCCAGACTGAAATACAAAGAGCGGTATCTGGCCTTGATGTCCTTAACTTTAAGGTCGAGGAATTATGGAAGGCTATTGAAAGATTGGAAGAGGCTGATAATGATTTACGTGATGTTGATAACGAAATAATGGTTCAACATGAAGCCATATTCTCTTGGTTAGCTGAAGATTCAGCAGAGCAGACAGCCAAGGGAAATCCATATGACTGATGATGAATAGGAGAATAAATAATGCCGTGGATTAATGGGCGATGGCGACCGGAAGGTTGGCAAACTGGTGGCTTTGGTGGTGGAAATACGTTTCCCGGACTACTTGATCCCGGCAGTGGTGGGCCGATTGGCGACAAGCTGGGAGTCCCTAACTACCCACCGCAAATAAACCCACCGGGGTATACTAAGGGTCCACAGATGCAACCGACTCCATATAAGCCAACTCAATGGGCTGGACCTGATGCGATCTATCCTAATTGGGGTGATCCAGCCGGGCCATATGCCAATGATGTAGCTATGATTCCTATGGGCGACCCCTACCAACCACATACTCCTTGGCAGAGCGGGTTAGCCCCTAGACAGCCTTGGACTCCTCCTCCACAGAGGCTCATTCAAGGTCCACCCATTCCCGGAGATAGGCCATCAATACCCATTCAAGGTCCACCCATTCCCGGAGATAGGCCACCTGTGTATCAGCCACCGGGGCTTCTTCCGACCATTCCACCCATAATTAATCCGGGAGGTGGTTGGGACCCAACACCGCCTCCTCTTACCGACCATGAATATAATGTTCAGCAAAGAGAAAAAACTAAGGCGAGACTAGCTGTAGCAAGGGGTAAAACAAAAGCACACTTAGCTAATTTAAGAGAGAAGGGAGTAAGTGCAAAAACAATAGCTAAGGCTAAGGCTAAAGCGCAAGGCAGATATACAAAAATTAAAGGCCAAAGTCTTCGCCGTGGCACCGCAAGTGGTGAAGCTGAAAAGTAAAGGTAAAGGCCATAACTACGAATGACCGATGATGTCAGCCTAAGCGATAAAACCTCTGTTGGAATGCCTATAAGAAACCTTATAGGTTTAATCGGTACGGTTTGTGTAGGAGCATGGGGTTACTTCGGGATACTTGAGAGACTGAATGTAGTAGAAACCAATCAGATACTCATGTCTGCTGATGTTACAAAGAACTCGACCTTTACTGAGAAGTGGCCCAGAGGAGAATTAGGCGCTCTTCCGGCGGACGCCGAACAATTCATGCTCATCGAACATCTATCTGGTGAATTCGAGAAGTTGTTAAAGAATATTGAGGACGGCAATGCTCCGTTCGACAGGCAACAGGCACTTACCTTAGATTTCTACCGACAGAGAATAGAAGCATTAGAGAAGAAGGTAGAGATACTAAAGGATAAGGTAGCACAAATTAAATTTAGCAATGGAGCGGCACACTAATGGAAGTTATGTTTGTATTATTGCTGTACATGAACGACAACCTGAAAGAATGGATGGGTCACTATGAGAACGACTCAGGTGAGTGGGTCGAGATGGGTATGTCTGGATGTTTGAGTATGAAACGTACCTTGAAAAGAAATGGTTGGAAAGACACAGCGTCAGGGAAGACTCGATTCACTTGCGAGAAACGCACAGTCGAGTTAAAGACAAACAACGAGGGAAACATTGTAGTGGCGAAAGTACTATGAACCATTTATATGATGTTCAAATGAGTTGGTGGAACCACGGGAAACACGCATGGAAAATGTCTTTGAGGTTGCTTCTTTTATCATTGACTGCTGCGGTACATGGGCTGTTACCCTTTACTTTTTCGTCCACTACATCTGACGGTATAAAGAAACTACACACAGATGTTACAGAATGACGATCACAGAGTCGGCACAGAGGAAAGTAGACCAGACCCTGAACGGGGAGGGGTTCTTAGGCGTACACTTAGAAGGTGGGGGGTGTTCTGGCTATCAGATAAAATTGACGCCATCTTCAGCTATCCCCTCAGACGCGACTATGGTCACAAAGACAATCTTCTCAGACCCCACCTCTTTGGAGTTATTAGGGGACGCGACGATGGACTGGATTGATGACCCATTCAGACCAACCTTTCACTTCACACCACCCACAGGAGCATCTTCTTGCGGATGTGGTAACAGCTTCACACTATAGGAGATAACATGGAAAAATGGAAAGCATTAAGCGCAGGAAAGAAAAGATTTTGGGTAGCCGTAGGCATCATAGTAATCGTAGCCGTAGTTGGTTGGGTTACGGGCTGGTGGTCCTCGCCACCTGTAGTTTAACAGGATGTCAACACTTGAAAACGGGTCTGGCAACGAGCGCCATTGTAGGTGCGACGAGTGCCTTAGTTCCGGCTGCGATTGTTGCTCCAGCGGTCCTAGGGGGAGTGACGGCTGCGACTGTCTCTGCTCTGACTGCGGTTCCCCAAGCACAGGCGTCTGAGATCAATGCTGATACTGTTGTTCAAGAGGCTCCTGCAAACTTCTGGGATTTACTGGGATCACTGGTGGAGATGGGTGGATGGCTGCTAGTATTAATTTTTGTGGTTCCGATGTTGTTGGGGTGGCTACTCCCCGGACCCTTGACAACTCACGGAAAAAAGAAAAAGCAAAAGAACTTATTCTCGTAGAATGGGTTGATATAATATCGGATGATGGATGGGTGGTAGCAGAAGACTGCGAACTACCTACCTTCTATTCTGTCGGCTGGCTAGAGTACCAAGATGAAAAAGTATTGAAGATTTGCAACACACTAGACTTTGATGATGCTCTAGAAGAGCACAAGAAGAAAGAAAAGCCTATAGGGTACTCAGTTACCTGCTTTCCCGCAGGGTGTGTAACAAGTATAAAGCACCTTTAGAAGGACTGGTCTAAGTCTCGCACTCTCATATTTAGCATATCTATGCTTCCCATAGTATGTAAGAAAGCGTTCTTTCTATACTCCGCTACATCCTTATCCCCGCATAACCAAACGGACTTTACACCGTAAAAGTTGTTCTTCTTATCCTTCCTATCGAATTCAATACTTATAAACACATACCTGTCAGCCTTCTGGTGGGTACTTGTGGGGGCGACAGAAACATCGTAATCCTGTAGGGGTGGTACGGTACGCCGTTTAGTCTTTATCTCCAGCCTCTCCCCGCCGTGTATCATGTCATAATCAGACCTATCTTCCAGCGGAGAACCAATGTAGGCTGAGAAGGCCAACTCCCCCAACTTCCCTGCCATGTTACCTCTACCACGGACTATGGAATTCTTTATAGCCCCCAACTTCTTCCCCCACTCTTGGGCTTCCTTAATCATCTCCTTGGTGTGAGGAATTATCTTCATGTCTAGGACTTAGTTAGGATACTCCTCTGAGTCACAGCTTTTATCCCATTGTAATACCCCTCTCCGTCTAGCCCTTCCAACATAATGACTCCTCTCCACCACTGGTACTCAGTATCCTGACACCAAGATTCAGTGTAGTTAGGGTGAGAGTAGCATCCTACAGATAGGCCAAATATCTTCTGACCATC